TCTTTATGTTGATATAAATGCGCTATTCTGCTGTTAGAAGCACTTTTAAAATGCGATACTGAGCGATTAAATGCCTTTTGGCTAAAAATATCGCCGTGTGCATCTTTTGTATTAAAAGAGGCGAAGTATCCTTGTATAATGCCCTCTTTCTCGTTTATGTCTTTAATCTGTGCGGTCGGCTTCATCCCGCAGCTTTTAAAAATTTTTGTTTTCATATTTCGCTTTCTCTTTTATATAAAAGTGTACATCTACATTGTATTATTTCCTTTGCTTCCCCTGCTGGGTCGTGGGGGCGTTGCATTAACGAGTTCCCAACATTAAACGCCTCGCCCATATCTCTATATTCTAATTTATTGGCAGCTCGGTGGGTTTTTCTTTCCCTGTTATCTATATTCGCCTTCCATTTTTTTTGAATGCTTAACTCTGGGAATTTGCCCGCTATCTCTTGCGCTTTTGTATATGCGCCATAATTAAAAGCCCCGTTTATTTCTGTTCGCGCAATAACAAGCGCTCGATTAATAGAAATAATAGGCATAGCATTACTAAATAGCTCCGCCGTTTTCTTCGCCCCAAACCCTTCATTTATTGCATTTTGTATAATGGTTCTTATTTGTCCTCTTATCGTTTCCGTTATTTTCGTTACTTGAAAAAGCGCAAATCTTTCTATATAAGTGTCTATTAAAAAATCGAATTCGTTTTTTTTAGAAAGTAGTCTTTTCTGTATAAGATTACCTGCTAATTTTGCGCTCCTTTTTATCCTCTGCTTTATAATCTCCTCGCTTTGCTGTATTTGGAAGTATTCTACTATTGTTAGCATCTCCGCATTGTTCGCTGCATCTATTTTTGTGTGCAAATAAGACAATTCTGTAAATAAAGATTTAGAAAGAGAATTGTATAAAATTCCCTCTTGCTGTATAACAGATTTATCATATTGCTTCATGTACTCAGCATTATTCATTTTTTATAAAGTTTCATCCCTGAGTGTTTTTCCTGAAAATGTTTTTTCTAATATGTATCGTGGTACGTCTGCATCTGGGTGGCTATAATCGGATTCCCCCCATGCTGTTAGCTGTTGGTTTATGCTTAACCAATCCGCTTTACTTAACGCCTCCGCTAGTGCTTTTTTATCTTGCTGCAATTCGGGGACGTTGCGAGTATCCACCTCTAAACTTAAAGAACTATCCCCCCATGTACTTAACACTTCCTTCTCTATGCTTTTTAGGAAGTTCCTAAAATTAGGGATTGCGCAATTTGTATATAGCTGCTTTCTCGCTTCTGTAATATTGTTATATGTGCTGTTTTCGTCGTACGCCATTAGCACAGATGGCACATTATAGAGCCCTGCTATCTTTAATTCTGTGTTTTTGTCTATCTCTACGAGTTGCATATCCGCCCCCTTCATCCCTATTTGAACCCATTCCAGTGCTTCTGATAACATAGGGAACTTCCCCCACTCGTTCTCTCCTGTAAAGTTAGCTCTTAGGTTTTTCGCAACATCTTCTAAAGAAGCTTGGTCTAATCCTTGTGAATCTTTTGCGACTAATACCCCACTCATGCCTCCATTTTGTAGTATCTTACCGCTCGCTGTCCTTACACTGTTATTGGTGGTTATAAGCCTTTTTGCGGGTTCTAGTGGGCTCATTCCATATAAACTTTTGTAGTCTAGCTGCGGGGTCTTTCTGTGCATTATGCTGTTGGGTTCTATCGCCATCTCGTTAAGATATTGTATTTCGTACCTTAAAATAGGGCTAAAATAATTATCGCTTTGTACAATATTTACAAGTTGCGACGGAAAGTTATGCAGCTGCATTACTTTCCCTGCATTTACTCCAGTCTCGGGGGCTATTTTGTAAGTAAATGCATTTCCCGTTATTAGGTAATACAATATTTCTATATTAGCATAATCCCAAAAATTCTGATGCTGATTTGGCTGCTTTAAAAAATCTAAAAATGGATGAACATATATTTCTTCTTTATTACCGTCTTCGTTTGTCTTTATTAGTTTGTAATCTAGCTGCGAAATAGCCCCCGTAATTAGCGTTACAGTTCTATAAATCGTATCGTTAAAATTGTAGGTTTTTTCTATTATGTCCTCGTTATTAAAATCTGCAGTTTTATAAGCATTACCAAACAACTTATAAAATGCACGGGCGAAAGCCACATCTTTAGCGGGTGTCTTTTTAAATGGATTTTTAAGAAACTGAAGCATATAAAGGTCTTTTTTTATTTAATATTAATTCTGTAAACCCCCATACTAAAGCATCCATTCTATCGGGGGAGATTTTACTATTTGTTGGATTGTAGTATTTTAGTTGTTCTTCCAGTTGCTTAAAATTACCGACGTGCTTAATCTTATCCTGTTCGTATAAAGAGTATATTGGCTCAGCTCTTACTAGCTTTCCTTTTGTAGCGGTTACTAGTTTTATTTTTCTTGTGCTATCATATTGGCGCAGAATGTGGTAAACCATATCGCCCCCTTGGTTCTTTTCTGCTACATAGTTAAATGCCCCCCATTTTTCGGCTGCTAGTTTTGCTGCTTTTGCCCATCCTTCGGGGCTATATCTCCCGCTAACATCTTCTAAAACATACCCGTTACCCTCTGCATCTCTCCCCACTACAATAATGCCCGTCTCATCAGAATCTGACGTGTTTGTTGTTGCTGGGTCTATTGCTACAATCGTTTTAACTATCTTTGGAAGCTTAAAAATATGACAATTGTTAATAATTTCATCATTCCAAAGCAAGCCCCCCACATCATCTAGCCATTCGCCTAAAAAAATGTGTTTGTACCTCTTTGGGTTTAGCCTTTTGGTCCTTTCTATCTCTAGTACATAGTCGGGGTCTAAGTTTTTTATGTTGTCTAGGTATGTTGTATGTATGTGCGTAAAATCAGCTCTATTTGTATTTATAAATTTGGAGTAAATAAAATGATTTTTATTTGAGGGGTTCATTACTAAAATAATTCTGTTTCCAACCCCCTTCATCCTCACCGTCTCTGCGATTTTTTGAAACTCCTCATAATCGGTCATCTCCTCAGCTTCATCTAACACGAAAATATTCATATTTTTTGTGCCCTTAATTTTTGCGGTATTTGAGCCTGTTGATGTTTTAATGCCAGAAAAATAACAAATTGAATTAGTGGAGGGGTGCGCTATATCTGTTGCGCCTATTATAAACTGGTTTCTGTATGCCTCCCCTCTTAAAGCTATCTTTTCTTCAAACTCGGGAATAATAGAACGACGGGCGGAGGACATCGTATAACGAGAAAACATAATTACCTGATTGGGCAGGGTCATATATTGTGCGACGGCATCTGTAACAGTGAAGGATTTAGCTGAAGCTCGCCCCCCTGTTACAATTGTGTATCGTGTTGGAGGGGTCTTAGTGTATAGCGGGGCATATTTATAATTAATTTCTATCATGTTCCTTTTTCTTCTTCTAATTCATCGACCCATTTTGTAGGAACTAGGACCTTAGTAACTGTTTGCATTTCGTTCTGTCCGTATCCCCTTACCCTTCCTTTTGTTTTTAAATAAAAAATGATTGAAGTCGTATCTCCTTCTTTAATCTTTGTAAAAAGCTTAGATTCTGCGAAGTCTAAAGCAAACAGGTCTAACTCTTCTACGCTTTCCCTATAATCTTTATCCTCTTTTATCCATCGATAATGCTTTTGTCTCTTTATTTTAGCTAAATTTGCAGCATGAGACACAACCCCCATAGTTTTTTCTAAGCTTGCTAACATGGCTTTTTTTTCTTTCGTTGTGTTTATCTTTTTTAAGCTGTCCATAATGTTGTAATAATAAACAATATTGTCAATATTTTAAACATTTCTATAAAGGTTAATTCCTTTATGCAGGGATATTTGCTAAAATGGTGCATCCCCTTGTGGGACGGGTCTTCGGGCATTGTTAAGTCTCCTTTGTTGGTCTGCAAAAAAAGGGTCGTTAATTGGGCTGCTTTCAGCCGTGCTTGTCTTTTTCTTTGCCATTTTCTTTTTCGCTTATAGTTTTGAATAATTTATTTCCTGTTTCTGTTTTTTTAGAAACTTTGTACTTGTCTAAAATTCGCCTGTGTATTTCGTAATGGAAGTCGTACACCTCCGAATTTTCTTCTATCGTAAACATCTCTAAACAGTTGGAACTTCTTAAATTTGCACTTCCATAGATAGAACATTTATTTCCCTTCTCCGTATCGAACAATGCTACCTTGGTATGCGTTCTACAAACTGCGAACTCAAAATTGTAATCTTCCATTATTTTAATCATCTCTTTTACAAAGGTGTTTCGATAATGCGAATAGAAATAATCCGATATTATAAGATTTAACTTCTTTATGTTCCCCCACTTAAATAGCCATACCAACCCATCTATATTAGTTAAGTTTAGGCTTAGTGTAGAGATAGTAAGCTCGTTTATTTTAAAATTAAAATTGTAAATAAGTTCTTGTATAAAATCCCCAAATATAAAAGAGCCATTCACATATGCGATTGCTCTTTCTCCCTTTTTTAGGGAAATCTTTTTAGCTAGTTCGGCTGCGTATTCTGCTAAAATTTGGTTTTCCTTTAAAAGCTTCGGGCTATTGCTTTTTATATACACATCCTCGTCTAAAAATAACTTGGGTTTTTCTTCTGTTGCTCCAAACTCGAAGTTAACAAAACTGCTATTATCCTCTGTTAGGTCTTCAAACTCGAATGTTTCAAATTCCTCTCGTTCTTGCATAGGTTTCTATTTTTTATTAATCAAAATCCACATCGTAAAAATGTTTTTTTTGAATGCTTCTATATTTTTGTTAAACTCTTCTTTGTATGGAGATGTCCTTACGTTTAACACCTCCTTATACATTGTTTTTTTTGGAATGGAGAGTAATATTCTTGTATTGTGGTTAATTCGTAATCTTCGTGTACGTGTCCCTGCCAGATTAAATCTGCGTTATTTGTAGAGGCGTTTAACCTTTGGTGCTGTATTACGCCCTTTGTTACCACTCCTCCACCTCCAGAGCTATGAAAGTATTTTATTATGTGTTGGTCGCTTAATACTTTTGTTATTACATACCCGCCATACCCACCGAGCTGTACGCTCGTACCGTGTACAAAATTAAACTTTTATACAAAAGCCTTTAAGATGTCTCGCTCTTGGTATCTTATAATGCCGGTTTCGTGGTTTCCATACCCTAATAACAGAATGTTATCTTTAAATGGAGCGAACCATTCTATAGCCTCGTCTATAACGGTTTGCAAATAGTCTGCTTTGTTGTGCTGCGGTCTTATGTCGTTTTTACTTCCCCTCCTATCTCCTTTCCCTTGCATTACACAAAAAAAAAACACCATTAATAAGTACCTTTGGCGTTTTGTCCCTTTGCTTGCTTTAGGTGGTTTTTAAGGATTCCCCGCTTACATTTTGGGTTGTCGAAATGCAGGTCTGAAAGAAGTATCTATTTTATTTTGCGCTCCTCTGTAATATCTATCTCTAAAACATTATCGGATATTTTCGTTACTATCATCTTACTTCCTTTTCCCTTTCCATATTCTCCACGTTTCATGAAATTCTTCAATTGCGACCTCGAAGGCATGGGAATTAAGAACTTTATACAGTTGTGTGTGTGGCTTTAGCTCAAAAAGTTGTTCTTTCAACTTTTGTAAAATTGGCTCTATAATGGTCGGAAGGCTATTAAGAGCAAAGGATAATATTATTTTTTTAAACATATCTAAAGGGTTTGTAATTTACTTTTGTAGTTTCTAGTACAGCTTTTCTACTGTTTTTTATAATACCACTTACACTTAAATCTATACTATACTCTCGAGTGTCTTCTACTTTCCTTATACGTAAAACACTTTTTCTTGTGTATTCGTGCATAAAATTAAGTAGTTCTTGCGGGGATTTTCCTCTACATATTATCTTGTCTTCTTTCCCGTTTTCGCTTATGTAAGTTACTTCAAATCTTTTCATAATTTTTTAATTTTAAAAATAAAATTCCTGTTTATTCGTTATTGCCATGAATGATTTATGAAATTCTGCGAAGTCGCTACCTGTTGCGCCTTGTCTGTTTTTAGATGTTATTACCTCTATAATGTCTTCCGTGCTTATCCCCTCCGCATCTTCCATTATCCCGTAATACTCTGGTCTAAATAAGAACTGCACTACGTCCGCATCTTGTTCTATCGCTCCGCTTTCTCGTAGGTCGGAAAGTATTGGCTTTTTGTCGGCTCTGCTTTCTACGGCTCTACTAAGCTGCGCTAGTGCTAGTATGGGAATATCTAAATCTTTTTGTAGTTCCTTTAAGCCCCTCGAGATGTTAGAAATTATCTCTTCTCTGCTTTTGCCTTCTCCTTTCATCAACTGAAGGTAATCAATCGCAATGAATTCGAGTTTATTTCTTATTGCTTTGCCTCTTATGTACTGTACTGTTATGGCGGGCTTGTCATCAATTAAAAAATAATTATTTAACTTTTCGGATTCTGTTAAAATATTATTTATCTCTTGGCTATTTAGGTTGTAGTTTGTTATTTTAGAATATTCTACTCTGGAAACATTCGCTAGTAATCTTTGCGTTATTTCCTTTTTTCCCATTTCTAAGGAGAATAAACCTACTCTTTTGCCTTTCTTACTTATGTTTAAAAGTATCTGCGCCATCGTTACTGTTTTCCCCATCGCTGGGCGGGCTGCTAATATGTAAAGCTTTGGCTTGTACCCTCCTAGTTTTTTGTCTATAAAGTAAAGCCCCGTATTTATGGAAACTTCTATATCTCCCTTTATGTAGCTGTCTAGCTCTGTGGCGTATTCTTGGGAAATCTTATAGGCTTGTGCTTCTGTGCTTCTTGTGTTTGTATCTATATTTAAAAGCGAATGTTCTGCATCTTGCAAAACCTTAAAAATGTCTTTGTTCTCGTTGGTCTCCCTTATTATTGTTTTCGCTATGTTTAAGGCTTTTCTTTTATAAGATAGCACTTTTAAAATGTAAATGTGATGCTCTATGTTTGCACTCGATTCAATTGCGTTTGTTAGCTCCACCACATCGTACGCCGTCGCCTTAACATTTTCTTCTTTAAGTTTATTTAAGACTGTTAATGTGTCTATTGCTGTGCCTTTTGCAAATAAAGATTTTATTGCGGTTAATGTGGCTTTATGGAAATCGTTATAAAATAAATCCTCGTGAATAATATCTTGCACATCTATAAACGCATCATTTTCTAAAATTAACGCCCCTAATACTGCCTTTTCTATTTTTATATCATTTTGTTGCATTTTTATTTTTTTTATAGTTTAAAAAAAATAAAGAACCTAAAGGCAATGCACTTAGGCTCTAAAATAATAATTAACCCTAAATAAAAAAAAATATCTTTATTCTCTTGCTGCATTACTTGCATTACCCGACTGTTAAAGCCCCTTTCATTTGGATTTGGAATATACAAATCGGCTTCTTTTGCACAGTAATGTCTAAATCTCTCTATTGCTTCCGTTAAATTTATGTTTGGGTCTTTTATGCTTTTGTACTCCTCTACCCACTTACCCTTTATTTTAACGGAATCTTTTAAAAATACATCTTTATTTACTATCCCTTTAAATATCTCCCTCTTTACCGTTTCTATACTATAACCGAACTCCGTTGCAAAAATAGATAGGCATAAATGCAAATATCTATTTTGCTATCTTGAAAACTTGTTAATGTTTAACTCTTTTAACTCTATCTTCTTTTTTCCTTCAAGAAACCTTTTAATGTATTCTTTGGCTCTTTTTCTGTCGATGTCTTTTTCAAGATTTATTATCATTTTTTTTGTAGGTTTTTTATTTTGTGTTCTGTATTTATCGTTTTCTTGGCATCAGGAAAATGATAATTCTATTCTTTTATGCTGCTTACTACCGTTAACCGCAATTTAAGACAAGGTTGAGTCTATTATACAATTGAACGAATTTAGTTCGCTGCTCCTGTTTAGCTATTAAATGCGCGTACATGTGAGCAACAACTTTTTTTTTATTATCCCAAACAATTCGAGCCTTATCTACATTAGGCACAAAAAATGTGTTAGGATGTTTTCGCCATTGAATCAATTCACCATTTTCAACCAATTCCAATATTTCGGCAGGAATTATTTTTTTTGTTAGTTTAACTTTTTTTATCTTGCCTTCTTCTCTTTCAATAGCATCTTTAGTTTTTTGAATACTCTGTTTTAAGTTCCGCAAAGATTCATTTTGCTTCTCCCATTTATTTAATGTTGCTTGTCCGTTCCTTTTATCATTTAAAGGCTGCCCATTCGCTTGTCTTACTGTACAAATGTGGTTTTTAAGTTTATTGTAAAAATTTTGCTCTTTCTTCTTCAAAGAGTTTTTTAATATTTCAAGTCTTTTGCTCATATTTCATTGTATTTAAAAAAATCCAATTTTACCACTATCTTATTTACCCACTATTAGTAAAGTGCTCTCTAAACCGTTTTATGCCAATTACCAATGCTCCCATAGTTGTTAATCCACTTCCAAATCCTTTCTTATCTATGTAGCACATATATTGCCAGTCAGATTCTTTAATTATTTGAACATCGTGTTTCATTTGGAATCTGATAATCTCATCTAAATCAAACAGTTTTTTGATAAGTTCGTTTTCTTGTTTAAAGTAATCTATTCCCATATCTTAAAATTAACGGTGGGTAACAACGTTTATAGTTAGTTTTAATTTTAACTTGTAAAAGTAAGCCCTGCCAGTCGTGCCCATGTTGCTCTCCGATAAGACCTTGCTACACGGACTTACTTATTTTTTATTTGCTTAATGTTACTACTGCTACCGTGGTGGACTTTTTAATTGCGGGGCTTATCTCTATAAACTCCCCGTTTTCTGTCGCTACTCCGAAAACGCCCTTTGCTTCCCCTGCCAACTTTTTGATAGCTTTTGTATTGGAGTAGTCGTATTTTACAGATTGCCTTACCGTTAACTTGCTCTTTGCATAATTTAATCCGTCGGCTTGTTTCTTTATTTGCCAATTGCCCCTTTTTTACCTTTTCTCTATTGCTTTTTAGCTGCTTCTATTTTTTTTTTGTTTCTTTCATAACTTTTTTTGTTTTTTATTCGGGGGATGTTAGTTTTTGCGCTACTTCGTTGTTTATTTTCCACCATCCTCTTAGGTCTTGGACGGTGTAGCCTTCTGCGATATAGCCTTTTGCAGCGATAAACTCGTTGGTTAGTGTACTTTCCCCTTTAATGGTTTCGTTTAGCCATTTCTTTAAATCGTCGGGTCGGGTCTTAAATTCTTTAAGCCCTAAACTTGCTTTGTTTGCTGCTTTGCCTTGATATACTTCTTCGCCTATTCCTAGCCAAGATGCTACTTTGCTTAAAGCGTCTGTTATTGCTCCTTTTGCAGCGTCCCCTAAATCAAAGTTTTTTGAAGATGCGCCCCCGTTGTCATTGCCTGCGATACATTGCAGAAATATATCATATTTGGGGACTTTGAATGTGATTTTGACTAAAACCATTCCGTTGCTTTTGTCGATGTCGATAACATCGACAACTATGTGAAATCCGCCCACACCAAAAACAGAATTTAATCTGTCTGTGATGTAGATAGATTTTATACTCGAGAGGTATGTTTTTGTGGGGTGTTTTGTTATTGCCTCTTTGGGTAAAGGCTCTTTTAGTTTTTTATACAAATTTTCTAACTCTGTTATTTCACTCATTTTTTTTGTTGTTTAAATTAATTATATGGCAATTATATATTTTAACTATTTAAGAAACAATAGTTTTGTCATTTTTTTTAAAAAGTTTCTTTGACCACCATTTTTATATTGGGGGTCATTTCTATTGCTCGGGGGGCTTTTTCCACATAAGTAGTAAGGGTTTTGAATAAATACTTAGGCTCTGTTTCTTGAATGTATTTACCCATGTTTTCGTATAACCCTTTTTTTTCTTGCTTAGTAAGTTGGCAATAGGATAGTTCGGCTGCTCGCTTTTCCTTTAGCGTTACGGTTCGCTTAAAAAGCCTTTCGTATTGCAGTACTAGCTGGTCTAGCTCTTGGTTAGATTCTTTTGCCTTGTATTTCGGTTTGGGTTCTTCTGTTGTTGGAGGTGCGTTATTGGGGGCGTGGCTCACATCTCTTTTTAAGTCCTCTTTTGAAAAATTGGAATTTAAACCGCTTTCTTCTTTATTTATTTCATTCTTTAATTTGTTATCTCTATACTTTGTTTTGTCCTTGTTTTCCGTATGCGGAATTTCCGTATACGGGTTTTCCGTATGCGGAATTTCCGTATGCGGAATTTCATAAAAAGTATATTCATACCTTTTGAACCGACCTTTTTCCTTTACAAGTTCTCTTTTACAATATCCTTTTTTAATTAATTCGTTTACAGTAGCGTAAACTGAATCTTTACTTTCTTTTACTTGTGTTATTAGTCCCTTTGTTGTATAATCCCAATCTTCTGGCAGGGACATAATTAAACACAAAAGCCCTTTAGCTTTTAAACTTAGTTCTTTATCTCTTGCCATTACATTTGCGATTATCGTGTAGTTTTTTTCTTTTACTACCTTAATCCTGTCTATTTTACTCATATTTATAAAAAAAAAGCCTACACGGTAGCTGACGTGTAGGCGGTAAAGGTTTATAAACCTTAGCAGAAAGCATCTTTAACTCAGCTACAAATTAAAAATGCCATTGCGTATTATACAAATATATATATTTTTCTTTTAAAAAAAAACCTCTTAAAATATTAAGAGGCTTTAAAATCCATTCTTTTAAAAAAAAATTACAACAAATAACACCTCCTTTTGTATAAAAAGTATCCCGTTAAATTTACGTCGAGTGAATCCATTATTGCAAATCTTACAAACCTTCCATTCCTGTAAATATTAAAATGGTAGAACCCGCCTACCTTTCTTAGGCATGCAAACATGTAAATATAATTAGGCTTTAGCAAGTAATCTTTTGCCGTTATTGTTTTTTTAATCTTTACATAAAAAATATCTTTTTCTTTTATATTCTGAATTTCGTAATTATTATGCTTCCTTCTCATTATTATTATTATTTTTTTTGCTGAACTTTGCAATTCTATTATTAAAATTTTAGTATTGCAAGAGATGGTCACATTTTTATTTAAAATAAAATTATGAAATACAAGGAAAATCTAAGAGAAAAATTTAGAAGAAAGTTTTTGCCTAGAAGCTTTGAAGATAGAAACTTTCTAGCTTACATTATTAGTAAAATAATAATATTTTTTGCGCTTTGTTATTCAGCTTTTAGTAGTTTTGGTTACTACTACGGCACTATGGACTTACCTTACGAGATACGCATTGTTATTGCTGTTCTGATGTCTGTATTTACTTCCCTGCTTATCGGCTACTTGACATCCTCTATTTTAACCCTATTTAGAAGTTCGGGGCTGTTCGCATGGTTTCAAATTTTTGCACTTTTCCCCCTTTTAGTTTTTAATGTTTATGCAGATTGGCAGGGCGTTAAAGAGGTCGGCGACCATCTAGCAGAAAATAATAGCGAAGTTTTATCGAACACGGCTAAAATATCCCATTATTCTGCTATAAAAGAATTAAATGCGGATTGGGCGGATGGGAAAAAGAAGGATTGGGCAAAACATACTATTTGGCAGGATGCGAATAAAGAATTAAGCATTCTAAAAGCGGAGCAAGAGAAGATAAATTTAAAATATTCTTATAAGGCAAAAAGGCTTACAGATGGATTGCGTGGTGGCGTTTCTGTTTGCATTTTAATTATTGTCGCTTTGTCGATTTGGTGTAACTATTATGAGTATAAAGTTGTCTTAGACAGCAATAAAACAGGATTTAAAGACAAAGGTATAACTTTAAAGACACTTGCAAGACAAGCGCAAGACACCGCCCCAAAAGTAAATAACATTAGCTTTAATGAGGATACTTTACAGGCAATAGAAGACCGATTAAACGGGCTAGATAAGGTAGATGAAGAAATTGTAAATTACTTAGCAAGCACACAACTAAGTTACAGAGATATTGCGAAAAAAATATCTGCTAAGCTTAACACACCAGTTTCTAAAGACAGGGTTATGAAATTAAACAAGGAGTTAAATATAAAATGAGTAATATAGAAAAACAGACGGTTGTAATAACATTAGTTTATGCGCAACTTATAATCGAGCAAATAGACAATTTAGAGATGTACACGCCTTTTTACAGGAATAAGGTTAAATCTTTATGTAAAAACTTGGTCCATACTTTAGAGCCAAAAATAGATAGGCTTATAGATGGGGCGAGTGCTAAAGAGGTATCTAACCAGATTATCGATATTTCTCGCATGTTAATGAAGCACTCTTTAATATTATTCAATATCCCAGAAGAAATACATGAGGTATTTTATAAGGATTTTGAGCGCATTGTTCGGAAGCACTTAAAAGATAAAAGCACTTTAAAAACTCTATTTGGAGAGTGATTTATTTAAAAATAATTGTAATATAAAAAAAAACATACCTTGATAAAGATTGGGCTGGATCCAGCATTTCGCCAAAATGGCTTTGCGATTTGTATTATAAATGAGCAAAAAGAAGTAAGGTTTATAACCTTTAAAAGGTTTATTAATTTTATTAACTTCGTTCTTTACGAAGCTCCAGACAATGCAAAGTGCGCAATTGAAAATAGCAACCTCCAAAACTGCGTCTTTAATAAGCGTGCGGGGCTTACTGGAGCTAGGCAAGTAGGGAAAAATCAAGCCGCATCCCAAATTGCTTACGACCTATTTGTAAGTAGGTACGGGAAAAAAAATGTTCTAAACATAAGCCCCAAAGGGAAAGGGAGTAAGCAGCGGTTAGATTCTGTTGTATTTAGAATTATGCAGTCGCAGGGGCTTAAATTCCAAAGAAAAAAGTTATCTAATGATGAAAAAGATAGCTTTATGATGACTTTATTTATTTAAAAATAATTGGTCCAAGCCTTACAAATAGTTATTTAATGTATTATTAATTATGAAAAAAACAATAGTTGTTAGCTTTTCAGGTGGGCGAACATCTGCTTTTATGTGTAGAGTAATTCAGGAGTATCCGCAATTTACAGATATGGAAAAGCTGTTTGTTTTTGCGAATACTGGAAAGGAACTTGAGCCTACGTTAGAATTTGTGGATAGGTGCGATAAAGAATTTAAGCTTAACTTAATTTGGTTAGAAGCAAAAGTAAACCCTGAAATGGGAGTTGGTACAACTTACACCATAACTAATTATAATAATGCAAGCCGAAACGGAGAGCCATTTGAGGCGGTAATTAAAAAATATGGCTTGCCTTCCAAACAATTTCCTCATTGTACGCGGGAGTTAAAGCAAAGGGCAATTAAGGCTTTTTTGAAAGATTTAGATATAGATTTCATGATTGCGATAGGTATTCGGGCAGATGAACGGCATCGAGTTAATTACAAGCATGATATTTGGGGCGAAAATGTAATTTACCCGCTTGCCGATATTGCTCCTGTATCATCTCAATTTGTGATTGATTGGTGGAAAAAACAGCCGTTTGATTTAAAGCTGAAAACGTATGAAGGTAACTGTGATTTGTGCTGGAAGAAGAGCAAAAGAAAACGACTTACTCTTTTATCCGAAAAGCCCGAATTAGCGCAATGGTGGAATGAAATGGAATTTAAGTATGGTGAAGGGAAATACCTTTTTGACCAAAGGGAAGGCATTTCTATTGCTAAACAAATAAAACTTTCAAAAAAGCCATTTCGTAAAGCGGTTGACGAATCAGCACCAAAAGCGCAATTATTAATATTTGAACCTAAACTGGATTTAGAATGGGCTTGCACCTGTTCTTCTAACTAATGCTAACACTCAGCTGCTGCTAACCACATACCCAAATGATGAAAAAGATAGCTTTATGATGACTTTATTTATTTAAAAATAATTGGTCCAAGCCTTGCATTTCTTAGAGGCAAACGCTATATTTACATATAATTAATCATTTAAATAAAATAAAGAAAATTATGAAA